AGGTCGACAATCTCGATGCCGATCTTGTCGTAGTCGACGGAAACGTTGACGACATCAAGACTTCGGTCGGAACCGGACTTGGCGGAAAGGTCGACAATCTCGATGCCGATCTTGTCGTAACAGACGGAAAGGTCGACAATCTCGATGCCGATCTTGTCGTAGTCGACGGAAACGTTGACGACATCAAGACTTCGGTCGGAACCGGACTTGGCGGAAAGGTCGACAATCTCGATGCCGATCTTGTCGTAACAGACGGCAAGGTCGACAATCTTGATGCCGATCTTGTTGTTGTAGACGGAAACGTCGATACCATCGTGACTACTACAGACGCAATCGCTGCAAACAACAATACGATTTTGTCTACGCTACCAGCAGCCGCTGATGCTCTTGTCTGTACTGACAAGAACGATGGTGGTGCATCTCCATGGGGTAATGGAGCGTGGGTGCAGTTCATCGCAAATACTGGAGCGAACTGTCGACTTCGACAGATTTTCTTTTTTGCTGTTAGCGCACCTGACGAATTTGAAGTCGACGTCGGAGTTGGGGCGGCTGGATTTGAGAATGTTAAGTGTTGTGTACCTTTCACAACGTCTTCAAACACAATTAACATCCAGTCTTGTCCTGTAATTACTACTGGATCTCGAATTGCTGTTAGAATCCGTAGTAAAGGTGCTAATGGTAAAACTGCATCCATCAAACTCGCGATTGCTTCATAAAAGGAGTCTACAATGGCTGTCACTCTTACTCTCCCGTTTGCTCGTCCAGAAGATCACTACTGGACTGATGTTGATAACAACTTCTGGTCTTCTTTTGGTCCTCCAAATCGAATCATCAAGAAGGCAGAACTTGACAGGATGCTTGGAGATGGTGCGGATGCGCATCTGTTCAAGCAGTCTCGAAAGTGTATCTACCATCACTACAATGGATCGAACTACACGGATTATGATGTTGAGTTGACTCTCTACATCATGACTGCTGCTTCGTTGACTTTGTTCTCCGGAGCAGCGACGCAGGTTCGAGGTCTTCTGCTTGGAGAAGATGGAGCAGTCACCGATGCGACTGATACGCAGTACACCATCGCCGGGATGATGTTTCCATACTACTATACGTCTCCTCGTGCAAATGACTCTTGTGTCGAGGATGCTCTTGAAGTTGGTGATGCAATCTGGGTCATCAGAAATGGCGTCTGTGAACACAAGAACTCTGGCGGTTCCCTCGATGAGGCGTTGCTGACTACTGCGGCATCCGGAGCGATGGCGACTTCTGCTGCGTATGTTGAAGCCGGGCCTCAGACGCAGGAAATCTGTGAAGAGCACAACTGGCTTGAACGTGCAATCGGACGCGCGAAAGCAGCCGTGCTGACAGGAGCGTATGGGATGTGTCGTCTCTGTATGCCTCCAAGGCATTTTGATCCTTGAGTAGTTAGACTACACTTAGTGTAGGATATAGATGGTTGGTGTCGTATTGATTCTTTGGTACTTCTCATCAATACGACACTTTCCATGTGTATCTTACTTTTAGATGAAATCATTGTTAATGAGTTAATAAAATCATTAATGGATTTCTCATGCAATACTTGGTCTCTCTTCTTGTAGAACGGATGATGATTGACCATAATAAGTCATCTGCAAGAGATTTGTTTATTCAATATCTTGAAGAGACTTGGGATCGTATAAAAAATTTGCCTTGGTCTTGGAATTGGCGTAATGATTTTCGTGCAACTCGTATATCAGTAACTCTTCCAGCACAACAGACTTATACAGCTACTCGTGGAAGTAATGTAATTTCTACAGCTACAGCATGTACTGCAACAACAGATATGGTTGGACGAGAAATAATTCTTAATGAAGAAGTTTATGTTGTTATTGCTGTATGTTGGCCTACGAGTAAAGATATTACTTTGAATAGAATTTATACTGGTCCTACTACTTCTGGACTAATTATAACTCTATATCGTAGAGATGTTGCAGTTAAAACTTCTGCTATTAAGACGGTACGTCTTGATCAATGCGATCTTTTCCGAGTTTCTGATGAACAAGAATATAGAAATTATCGTGGATATTCTTATACTTATCCTACAGAAACTCAACCAACTTCTTATCATCTTGATAGAACTGATACTCGCATTCCTACTCCAAAATATCCTCCATATATTGTAGATACTGCTGCTGGTACAGGACTTGATGTCGGAAATCATTCTTTCTTTTTTGTATACGAAGATCCTGAAACTGGACAACAATCTTTGCCTGGACCTATTCTGAAACAGGATGTATCAGGAAAGGCATATACTGCATATTATAGAGCATCTGGAGCTACAAATATCGGTGAAAACGGGTATAAACTTGTACTATATGCAAATGCTAAAGCAGATGCAGTAAACGAAAATGTTCGTAGACCTTTCTTTAAAGTAGGAGAAAAAGTATCTTTGTCTTCTACATCGACTATCAGTATCGCTATTGCAGACTCAACTTTGATTTACAATGATCGCCATTACAATGGTCGTTGGATGCGTGTTTCTTTGTATGAATATCCAGATGATGTTTATACAGTAGAACTTCGTGTTGTTAATAATTGGAGTCAGAGACTTCAACTTTCTGATATTCTCCAAGTTGGAGATGATACTGATTTGATTAGGCTTTTTGAAACGCATATGATTGCTTTCAACAATAAGGAACCAGAAAAAGCTATTCTTATGATCGAGGCATTTGAACGTCATCTTGGACGTCTTCTTACAAAAGAAATTGATGAAGATGCTGATCCTGAACTTGGAGGACTCGTACATCAGTCTCCTTATGTTGGAATGTATGATAGTGCTCTTGAATTTGATCCATCTACTTTGAAATTGCCTGCTGGGTATTGTTAATATAATAAGATAATAAGATAATAAGATAATAAGATAATAAGATAATAGAATAGGATATAAATAGTATGTCAATTCACGTACTTGTTCCTCTTAATGGAGTTTCTGATCTGCCAATTTCGGCAGGTGAAGTTTTGTCTTTAAGAACTCGTAATTTTTATCCAGATGATCAGGAGTATCTTGTAAATTATCCTGGAAAGACTGATTATTTTCTTCGCGAAACTCCTCAATCGAATACAAGAGGTACTCCTCCTTCTCTGAGTCTTGGAACGTATTCAAGAATTATAATCTTTAGAGATATTTTCTCTAACGAACATATTGTATTTGTCGTTGGATACAAACTATATGAAGTAGTAGGTAATTCATGTAGGGAACTTTATACTTTTCGTGGTTACACTATAAATAGTGTAGCGTATCCTCAAATGTTTGTCCATAAAAATCGTCTTATTATTTGCAATCAAGGCGATCCGGTGATGCAGTGGGATGGTTATCAAGATGTAACTCCTCTTGGAGTTACTGAGATTCCAGCACCTCCTACTGTTATCGTTCATGAAGATCCATTTATTCGTTATAGAGCGGATATGTCTGGTGCAAATCCTTTGCTTCCAAATGCTACATATTTTCCTGATGGACATTGGAACTTTAGAGGATTGTGGCCTCCAGGTTCTCCTCCTGAGAATAATCTTGGAAATCAAGTTGTAGATACTGAACGTATTCCAGGATTTTACTCTTGGTGTGTGGTGTTTTATGATAGAGATGGTAATCAGGGTCGACCTTCTATTGCATCTCCAGTTGTCTTTGTTGGTAAGGATGAAGAAAATACTGTAATGTCTCCAGGAGTTTATGCTATTAAAAATTGGGCGACTGTTGAATGGGTTAATCCTATTGAGAATGAGCACATTCATTTTGTAGGAATTGGACGTACTACAAATTTACATGAACTTAAAGGTGGTGATCAGTCTTTGTTTTATAGAGATTGGTTTCAATCTAATATAACTCAACAAAGATATACTGCGCGACGCAGCGATGCAGATATTGCAAATGATACGCTTATTGATTTTGGTATTTCACCTCCTCCTTCATCTAAGTATGGATTTTCTTGGGGTGCGAGGATTGGTGTTGTTTCCGAAAATACGATTTATTTTTCGGACGAAAATAAAAATGGTCAATTTAGACTGACTTCTAATTTTTATAAACCAAAAGGAGAATTTCAGTCTGCACTTCCTATTGGTGATCGTCTTATGATTATTACCGATAAGACTTGTGAAATTCTTTATACTGATAATAATGGAAATGTCCTTCATCTTGAAACTTATGAAAATAAGGGTTCTTATTATTCGGGTTCATTTGCTGTCTATCGTGATGTGGCGTTTGGCTACTTCAATGATGGATTTTATATGTTCGATGGATCTAGATTTGAAGAAGTTGATACTCCTTATTTCCTCAAACCGGAGTATGTTTCTAAATCTGATCCAACAACTAAGGCAGTAATTACTGGAGAATGGTACTTTTTTAGCACAATGTATTTAAACAAGTCTAAAGTTATTCTTATGTTTCATCTTCCTACAAAAAGGTGGTATATTATAGATGAAAATATCAATGATATTGTTGTCGCAGAAGATTGTATTCTTGGAGTAAAAGATAGTATTTATGTTCTTTATAATGGCAACTCTTATCCTGTAGCAACTTTGCATCTAAAAGGGATAGTCCCAAAGAATTCTACTTTGTATCAAGAACGTGGAATTGCGCAAATCGGACTCGTACTTGATCCGAGGTCGTGTGCAACTTTAAGTATTCAAGTGTCTAACGAAGACGAGTTTTCATACGAAGTTGGTGTAGGACGAACGTATCCATCTTCCACAAGATTGTTTAAAGCTGATAACTATAAACAGTATTTTAATAAGACTGGTGCTGTCTTTGGTGAAGATGTCAAATGGGTTTCGCCGAATGAAGTAATGTTAGTATCAGAACTTACAGAGCATGTAGGTGGAGTAAAACATAGTCTTCTTTTCTCCTTTGAAGTAGGAAAACCGCAACGTATCAGAGCAGTTTATATTGACTTTACTGATGGCGAAGATAAAGCTATGAGTGAATAATGAGTAAATAATGAGAATTAAATCACTATCAGATAAACTTGTGATGAAAAAGATAGGTCTTGATGAACCTTTATCTGATGAATCTTCATTTAATAAGCGTATTACTATTCAACTTAAAGAGTTAAATCTTAAAACTCGTAAAGAAGATAGAATAATCATTTAACGAGATTATTCAACAAAATGTTTCACAATAGACTGCATATTCTTGTTGCTGGAGAATCCATTGATAGACGGATTCTCGAAGAATTATTTATGAATTCAGCGGCGAATCTATCTTATGTTGATGATGGAGCTATTGGACTTAAACAATTTTCGAGACAGGATCTTGGTTTATCTGATTTTATAGATTTAGCCTATGCTTGGAATAAACCGACTGCTACGGACTATTCCGGAGATCAATGGGTTAATGGAGATTTTGAAGTAGTAAGAGATACAAAGATTAGTGTATCAGGTTACGATGGAGCATCTTCGTATAAAATTATTTGGAACATTGATATTGAAGTTCGTAATGCTACTACTTGGTTTGCTATTGGTTTTCCGTTTATTGGAGATGTAAAACTTCCAGCAGACAGATCGTATGTAATGAATCCGTTTTCAGCGAGGTATGGAGTTGCGTCTGATCCGCTTGCGCCAAATGTATACTATGTAAATGGAAACGAGATTTCCCTTGGAGGTACTGCTATAGCAGAACTTGCAGATGATTCGCCTGCTCTTGTTGGAGTGGTTGTTGGTATGAATCCAGGTGGAGAGTTGAAAATTAAGCGTGCCTCTCTTTCTTTGGTGAAATTCAAGAATGTCTGAGTACAAGAATATCTGAGTACAAGAATGTCTAAAATTCAATTCTCTATTACACTTGATCAGAGTCTATTTAAAGCCTCTGAACTTGTAACTTTATTTACAGAGATTGAAACTCAAGTTAATGCAGGACTTTCATCTGATCAGTTTAAGTTGAATACTATTAGATATAGGCATCTCGAAGAACCAGTTTATTTTGGATTGTCAGCAAGGGCTCTTGGACTTGATATTGATACGTTAGGTCATATTCCTCATGATGGAAATCAGTATACGACTGAAAGACCTTATCTTGAGTTTCAACCTACATTCAATAAAAATATCGCTATTGTAGTTGAAACATGGTATTATGGATATTACTATCAAAGTCTTAATACAAAGTTTGGATACGCTAAGCGTAATGCATCTACTTTGGTTTATACAGTATTACCTAATACTGAAATCAACTATGGAGTAGATCGTGCTGATCCTAATGGTTATTCTGCTTTTGCTCCTCTTGGTGGTGGCGGAGGTTCGCAGGCACATTATATGACTGGAGTTGCTGGATGGCTTCCTCCATCTGCTGGACTACAAAGACCGGTTATTGTAACTGCTGCATTCGGCCCTTCTTCTGTATCAGAAGAAACAGCATATGGATTTGATAGATATAAGACTACTATTAGAATGCAAGGTGGAACAACTGATGCTATTGGTGTATTTGACAGATTGTATATGTTTGCTTATGCAAGGGATAACGGACAATGAAATTACTTGTAGCATGTGAAGAATCACAAGTAGTAACGAAAGAATTTAGAAAATGTGGCGTCGAAGCATTTTCTAATGATATTATTGATACATCCGGAGAACATCCAGAATGGCACATTAAATGTGATGTTAGAGAAATAATCAATGACTTTAATGCTATTATTGCGTTTCCTCCATGCACTCATCTGGCATCGTCTGGAGCAAGGCATTTTTATAAAAAAGAAGTATTACAAAAAGAAGCAATATCTTTTTTTATGATGTTTCTTAAATCGAAGGCCAAGTATGTTTGTATAGAAAATCCTGTAGGTATTATGAGTAGATATAAAACACCATCTCAGTATATAGATCCATCAGAGTTTGGACATTTGTATAGAAAAAAAACATGTATATGGTTAAAAGGATTTCCATTTCTTCTTAGAACAACTAACTTCAAAAAAGATAATCTTGCTTCTTATGCTCATACTGTTGTTAGAGATCCAAGATTAAGAAGTAGAACATTTTCTGGCGTAGCATATGCTATGGCTAATCAATGGTCACATTTGCTTATTGAGAAAGACTAATGTCAATTACTCTTACTAAAACTTTTTCAGGTTCTCTTGTAATCACTGCGATTAATGAGAACTTTTATACGATTGAAAAAGTTCTAAAAGAAGGATTTCTTGCCGCTGATATTACTGGTACTTTTACTCATTACCATGTAAATATGTATACAGGTGGTAGACTTACACATATGTTCGTTGGGACTAATCCTTATATTTCTGATGAACGTCTACTTCAAGAAGGAATCTTTGAATCTAATTTTAGAAAGACAGGAGATGCTCCTGATGATCTTTTTGCTTATACTCCTGATTTTATCAGTGGTGTAAGAACTCATGAAATGATGGAACTACTTGGACGTCCTGGCCCATCATTCTATTTTGATTGGCAACAAGATGGAATAAATGAATCTCTGCTTGCGCCAGGTGCAGGAGTAGCAGGATGGCCGCCTGCTAAATGGCCGTGGACCAGATATTCTAAAGATGAATGTTATTCTTATTGGTTGACTGTTCCACATGCATCTGGACGTGTATATGTCCATGAACCATGCGTTGCAAAGGTTACTGGAAATGCTTGTGGAGCATTGAAATTTTCTAAAGCTATGTTTAATATGTTTTTCGACATGGAAGGAGTTGAATTTCTATCTCCTGAGCAATGTTCATTTAATGACGGAGTAACTCGTTGTGGATTGTTTGTTGATACGAATCCACATGTATATTCTGACGAGTTTGCAAATACTAATCCAAATGTAAAAATCTCTTCAACAGGAGTTCAAGCTGCATATTGTTCTTGGAAGCAATTGCAAGATTTAACTATTCGTGATCAGCATATGTCTATTCTACAAGTTCCAGGACTTGTAAAACTAAAAGGTGGACGAAATTATAACTTCTCTATGAGATTTAGAAGAGCTAATACAATTGGCCATGTTTATCGTGGAGGCATGGCCCCAACATTTTATGATCATGATTGGGAATTTAAAGATATTGTATCTTATCTCCCAACAATCTATCCATCAGATAGAAAGTTTAACGGAACAGCAACTTGGGGTGTTACTCCAGTTATGTATCCTTATTTTGCTAATGGGATTACTCCTCATACGATTCTATGGGCATCTACAAACTTGCAAGTTGAGTTTATGTATGGACGTGGTTCAGTAGAAACTGATGGATGGACTTATTCTTATTCTGCATCTGGTGCTGAATTTCAACAGAAACCATAGGATAAATCAATGTCCTTTGATCCTGACGACATCATTGGCGTTCTTGGTTCAACTGCCACTGGTGCTGCATCTGGGACTACTTTTGGTCCAGTAGGTGCTGCAATTGGTGGTGCTGCTGGACTTGGGGTTGGTCTCGCTGGTGCGATTAGTCAAAATCGTCTTCAAAGAGAAGCAGAAGAAGAACAGGCTGATCTTGAGCGTAAACTTGCAAATGCAGATCAATACGCATTCGATATGATGCGTGATGTTGGGGCCGCAAACGCGAATCAACGTCGGAATCTTCTTGCAGAATCAGAAGCAACGGCTAACCGAGTTGGACTTGTTGGCGGTGCGGCATCTCAGTATTCGCGAGATGTAACACGTGAAGTCTCCGAGGCACAGGGCGCGCAAATGCCGTCTATCGCGAGTGGTGTGGCGCAAGCTATTCCTCTTAGACGAGAACAAATCGCAGATGAAGCTTTGCAAAAGCAAGAACTTATGAATATGCAGACTGCTACTGATTATCTTTCTGGCGCAGCGAATCTTGTTGGTCAGGGTGCAAAACTTGCTGGAGGTCTTAAAGACTACGCAGATAGACAAGCTAACGATTGGACTAAAAGAGAACCAACAGATGAACAGTTGCTCGAAGCGGCCTCTCGACCGGATTATCAAACTTTGATGGATCCTGCGGCGCAAGCTCGACGTGAACAGCAACAATACGTTGATTATATTTTACAGCAACAGATGGCAAAACAACCCTCTATAATTCAAAATCCTGACATATCCTATTTGAGAACAGCGGGATTTGGAGGTCAAGAAGCGCGTCAAATTTTGGGCTCTCCAGAATATAGTATTCCTGATGTTTCGATGGGTGCTATTGAACCGTTTAAACCTCAGAGTAATAAACCTTCTTTAAATATGTCTCAGTATAGAAATGTTGATCCTGCTAAGATTTCTACTCTTTACGGGTATATTCAATCGCTATCGGCACGACGCGGACGTTCTTTGGCGTCAGATACATCAACACGAACTTTTTTGGATGCTCAGACCGCGCTCAATTTGTATAGAGATGCTTATGGAGATCCAGATTTCAATAGTATCGAATGGAGTGAATTCTTTAAAGTTCTTCCTACTTCGATGAAACTTGATGTTGTTAGTATGATTGATAAATAGTTAGTAACTATAATTTAGTAACTATAATAGTTAGTAACTATATACTTAAGGACAATGCAAATGCCTGTACCTCAACAGAAGACTACCGGTTTTGATGTCGCCGCAACTGGTACTCTTGGGCTTACTCAAGCACTTGAATCTGATAGGCAACGTTTCGAAGCTGATAGAGCATTCAAGGAATCTCAACGTCTATCTGATGCCGAGATTCTACATAATACTCGTAATCTTCTTGAAAATGCACGTCAGTTTAATTTATCTCTTGAACAGCAGAATGAACTCGCTCAAATCGAAGCACAACTTCGTGCGGATTTGCAGGGTGCTCAACTTGCTACAGAAATCGGAGAAGGTGCTCGTCAACGTGCTGCAACTGAGAAAATTGCGGCACGAGAGGATGTAACTCGAAATCGTGATATTACTGAAACTGCTAAAACTCAAAGATATGATATTTCTGAACGTACTAAGATTGCAAGACAGCAAGCTGATCTTGAAGCTCAGCGTATGCGTCAACAAGCTCAGACAAGACAAAATCTTGAAGATATGGTTTTATCTTATGATTGGTCTGATTCCATCGAAAAGGAATATATTGGATCAGATGGTAGACCTTATCTTGCAAAGAAACCTCTTCGTGAAACTGATCAACCTACTGGAAATCAGAGATATACTTCTGCACATGAACTTCGTATTCGTGATTTAGCAAGTCGTATTCTTGGTGGTACTGGAGAGTATGCTGGTGCATATCCTACTGTTACTCAAGAAGCTCAAACGCAAGCTAGAAGTATTGCTGAAGATTTGTACAAGAACATCGATGCTATTAAGCAGAAACATATCGACGATGTGATGGCTTATGAGTCTGCTGCTGCAACTGGACGTGCATCAGAGGCAATCGCTATTGGTCAAGCTGGATATGGACGAAGTGGAACATCAGGTCAATCTGCTTATGGATATGGTTCGTCTATTCCTGGTCAACCGAGGCAAGATTGGATTCCTACATTTGTCAATGATGATGATCTATATCAAAGACAGATAACAGAACTTGGAATCGATTCGTTTAATGCAAAACAGTTTTCTACTCTTTCAAGGGAATCTCGTGATCTAATTTTCCAAAATAGTACATCTAATGAACGTTCTGTTTTTCAGCGAATGGAAGATAGATTACAGAATTTACAAACTTCTGCGATTGGTGCTATTCAGCAAGGCGGAACAGTCTCGGACGCTAATCTTCAAGAAGCTAAATCAGATTTGATTGACATGATTGATACTTCATCTGCTTGGACAGATACTCCACAGATAAAAACTGCAATCAAAGATCATATTAGTAATTCTATTGATAATACACGTTTTAGAATTCAACTTGGCCTTCCTGTTGCTGGTACTGATATTTATACTCAGCAACTAAAAGATGCAGAATCGAAACTTGCTGTTTCTGCTGCACAACTTGCCGCCTCTCAGAGACAAGTACAGGAATTGCAGTCTCGTTTGAGTTCTGGTACTCAGCCACCAGTAGAGCAACTTCAGACTGAGGCACAATCTAATCCTGATGCTGTGATTGATTTGTTTTATCTTGGCAACCAAGAAAGAGTAATAATTAGATAATAATTAGATAATCCATTCGATAATTGATGGTGATTAAATGCCTCCTTACTATCCAAGTCTCGCTGAACGTCAGTCTGCAATTAGTGCAGAAGATACTCCTACTGCACTTAGGACTGGAAATGCTTTTCAAGATAAAGAATACGCGAGGTATCAACTTTATGTAAGACAGGCTCTTGCTCGTGGTCTAATCGACGAGAAGACTGCTGCTCGTGTTCTTGAAGATCCTAATCATAGAAATGTGATCGAAAAAATCTTGCGTTTTGAACCATCCGGCAGCGATATTATGCAGCCGTTTGTAGATATTTTTTCTCTTGATAATTACGCTATGGCATCATTGGCTCATGCTCGTAATCTATATAAGCAACGGCATACTCCAAATAGTGATTTTGTTACTATCCCTACTGTTCCAAATCTTATGGGAGTAGCTGGTGTTCCGGTAACTAATCCAGTAGGAGTAGTTCGTAATGTCATAGAAGATCCATTTGGTGCTCTTGGAGCATATACACTTGGATTTAGTATTGGTGATTTTTGGAAAGCGTGGAAAAAGCGAACGTCGTTTTCTGATGTGCTTGGATACGAACCAGCGCCAGGAGATAATCTACTTGATGTAGTTTCTAATCCGGATTTTCTTCTTGGCCTCGGTATGGATATTGCTCTTTCCCCTTCGACGTGGCTTACATTTGGTATTGGAGGAGGAACTAAAGTCGCTGCTGCTGGTTCTAAGTTCTCCAAAGCTGCTCGTGCAGCTCGTTCTGTAGTTGGAGCTGAACAGAAAACTCTAACTATGTCTCGATGGGGTGGACGAGTATATAAAGAAGCAGTTCGTGAGATGCTTCCGAAGTTCGTTGATGAACTTGAAGCGACTAATAGATTTCTAAAAGAAACAGGAAATGCAGAAAGACAGACTATGTGGGGCACGCAAGAGATGCTTCAGCGTCTTCATGCTGAAGTTGTGCCTTATATGGAAAAGAATTATAATAGACTCGCAAAGAATGTGATGGCACAAGATAGAGGTATCTTGTCAAGACTCTTTTCGGAAGATGCTGTCGTTACTCAGGCACTTCGTGGTATGTCTAATGAAGTTCCAAGTATGGAGAGACTTTACAAAGAGACCGCTCCTCTACATCGTAAGGAACTTGGTTTTTGGAGTGAGGGATCTATCGGACGAATGCTTGCTCGTTCAGACAGGATGACTTATCCTGGAAAATTTATTCATGGAGTAGGACGACGTTTTTCCCAAACGTGGGGTCTTGATCCAGAAGCGAAACAAGTCTTCGAAGCCTTTCAGAATACAGTAGCTAAACGTAAGCTCGATTGGGAGCGTATGATCAAGAAAGATCCTACATTTGTAGGTCTTACAGAAGATCAAGCTCGTGCTGCATCTTTCCTTCTCGATTCTGATGAGTTCGATCTTAACGCGAATAATGCGGCTGGTAGTATTATGACCGCTATTGGAGAAGTTTCATTTGATGAACGTGCTCTTCAGGCAGCACGTCGTGCTCGTGATTTGTTTAAAGAAATGGCTGATGAAGAACAAAAGTTTGGAGTTCTTGGACGTGAACGTGATAACTATCTTGCTCATATGATGAAAGAGAATATCCCTTTTCTCTCTTTGACGAGAGCTAATGGAATTAGATTTGGGGCTCCAGGATTTTCTCAACATCGTTCTCTTGCTACTCTTGGTGAGTTGATTAACGAAACCAAAGGTGGTGAGAAACTCGTAGAGACAAATCTTATTAAGATTCTTCATCAGCGAAAGATGATGTCACTCGAGCATGTTTATACTTCGAGATTTAATGATCATCTTGTCCAGGCATATGGTATGCCTTATGCAATGATTAATAGTGCTCAGAATGGAATCTCTAAACAGCTTCGAGATTTCTTTGCAGTTAACAGACATGATCCAGATATTATAACAGACCTTGATCAAGTTTGGGCAAAGGATGATGTGACTCCTGCACGTCTTGGTTTTTCTGATTCAACTAATCAGAAAGCTAATCGTGAAGTAATCAAATGGATGACCTCTGAAAAGAAGGATTATAGTAAGAAGTTTATTACAGATCGTCTACAGACTGTTCCTCCTCTTGGTGAAACTGTACATATGCAAGTTGCTGGAGAACGTAAAGAGTTCAACATCAATTTGATTCTTGAACACCTTTATGAAGGTACACCACTTGTAGATGATGTAACTCCAAAGCAAATGGGAAATGCGATGATGCAACTTGATGAAAAGTTGCGTCAACATGGTGTTCCTCTACGAGCAGTCTTTCCAGATATTGATGTTAGAATCTTTGGCGGGTCATCTGCAGATGATACTAAACAACTTGCTAATATGCGTAATGCATTTAGAAAATCTATAGACAGACCTATGGAACTTGCATCTTCAGCTCAATGGCCTCAGTGGATGCTTTCTAACGCAGTACGTTGGCGTCAGAAGATGGGCATTTTCACTGACGTTGTAAAACCTATTCCAGACCAACTTACCGCTATTAGTAAAATGGTTAATAAGATTGGTTTCACTCACGATGAACTTATGCAGTATTTGAAAGCAAAATACGGCATTGACAGTTATGATAAATTGACTGCACGTATGGCTGATAATCTTCATGACACTTTGAGACTTTGGACTGGACATAGAGGAGAAGGATTTAATGTAGGAGTAGTTTCTCCTCTTAATGAACGTCTACGAATTGTAGAGATTCCAAAGCCGAAGTTTTTTTCTGAAAATAATCTTCCAGAAGTTCTTGATCGTGCTACAGCACAGATTGATGAAGCAAAATCTAAAGTAGCTTCAATTGATTCTGAATTGCAGGATCTTGCAGAAAGACGTGCTGCTCTTAAAACGCGTATTGATATGATGCGCACAGAACGTAAGGCAGCAGTTAATGTTGTAGAATCTGATCCTCGTGTAGTTTCATTGAAAACAAAATATGATAATGCAGTAAAACAATATAAAACTCTACAAGAAGAGCAAAAAATTCTTCGCGCTAATCGTTCTATTAATTCTTTAAACTACAAGAATAAGATCACACGACATGCAGAAGAACGAGATGCTTCTATTGCTGCTGCGAGAAAAACAAGTCGCGAGCAGGCGAAGCCAATTCGCGACGAGATTCCTGTTCTTGTAGCACGTAGAAAAGCACACATTGATAAAGTCAAGAATCTCGTCAAAGAGAAGAAAGCTGCACTTAAATCATATGATGATCGTATTCTATATGCTACAGGATACGATTTAGATGAACTTAAACGAGAACGCGCTCGTGTCGTAAAGACTCATGATGCTACAATTAATGCTGCTAAAAAAGACGCCAAGAAAGCCAAAGAAGCTCTACTTGATGCACGTAAACGTCTTATTGAAGTATACAATACTCGTAAGACAAGCATTGCTAATGCGAAGAAACTCGCTCGCCATAAAAACACTTTGAGCAGGACTACAAAAAAGGATATTCTTACACCAATTCGTGCAAGACTAGATGAACTCGATGAAGAAGTTAGCACTGCTCGAGACATAGCTACTCAGGCAGATACTGAACATGCGATTGGATATGCTAGAGTGATGCGAGAAAAATCCCCAGACATGGAAGACCTTGCTTCCTCAATCGAAGAGCAATCGAATCTTAAACGTCAAGCTAAAGGTATGCGTGCTCGCTATAAGCAGGCACGTACTGAAGTATCTGACGCTAAAGAACGTCTACGTCGTGCTAAGGTATCTGGAAAAGCTGAAACTGGAAATAAGAAAGCTCAACGTGAGATTCTTCGCAATCAACGTGAACTAACTCGTCTTCGTGCAGAGCGTCAGAAACTTCAGGCAGGTGTAGATTCTGGTGAAAAAACTGCTAAACGTTATGCTGGCAAATTGGATACTCGTATCTCAAAGATGGAAGCATTCGCTGGAGACGTTCCTCCAGAATTGAAAGTCAAGATCAAACAACCTGATCTTACTCATATTGGAGTTGAGATTGGAGCAGAATCTCCTATTGGATACGACGAGTTTGGTCCTACCACAGTTAAAGGACTGGATCCATGGCAGGGATTCGGTGGTGGACGATGGTATCTTCCTGATTCTATTGCAACTCTGATGGAACAGGTGCATCCATCTTCCTTTGCTGAACAATCTGCAATCTTGAAAGGTTATGATTTCATTCAGAACTTCTTTAAGGCTCCATTGATGGCTCCGTGGATTGCATTCTTTAAGAGAAATGCAGTTACTAATACGATGCTTGCATATACGAAAGCAGGACTTGCACTTCTGCATCCAAAACATCTTGCGGATAGTGTAGCCTGTATATCGTATTATATTGCAAATAACGGTTCTGATCTTTCTCGTAGTGTTATTAAATCTGGAGCAAAGTCTGGAGCATTGTATGGGGCGCTTGGAGGCGCTACTATCGGCACAATGCAATCACTTGGAGATGATGGATCAATACTCGATATTCCAAAATCTACAGTTCTTGGAGCCGCTGCTGGTGCTGGACTATCGACTGTAACTGCAAGTGCGACTAAAGGAATGATAGCTGGCGCTACAAGATTATCTAAACTTGATAAACTCGCCAATAGAGTAATCACCTTTGGTAAAGGTGAGCATGTACTTCGCATGACAGTCGCACAAGCAGTTGACGAAATGGAGAAACGTGGAGTTTTTTGGACGCACGTCTCTAAAGACATCTTTCCATCTGGTGGTGCAACAAGCGCAGCGCAGTCGATTGGGATGTCTGATATGTTTCGAGCAGGGGAACTCGTATCTGAGATTCCTACTCGCATGATGTTGTTCTTGACTGTAGCAGGCGAGACTGGTTCGCTTGGGCTCGCTGCTAAAGCAGTCAAAGACTATTTGTTTGATTTTAGTAGTCTTACTAATTATGAACGTCGCGTAATGCGTAGAGCAATACCGTTTTATTCGTGGATGAAACATTCAATGGATGTTTCATTCCGTAGTATGGTTGAGCAACCTTCTCGTGTAATGAATCCATTTCGTTTTGCGCGTGATGCAAATACAGACTATGATCCAGCAGATACTCCTGATTGGCTACAGGAACGTCTTCATATTATATCGAAGGATAATCAAGGTAACTTGATTGTCAAAACAAATCTTGGTCTTGCCCAAGAAGATACCGCTGAACTACTCGAAAGTTTAACTGGACTTGCTAATATGCAAGATTCAGAAAAAGCAAGAGATGCTCTGCAACTTCTTGCAAGAGGTCCTTTCGGTATTACATCTGCACTTGAATGGATCTTCAACAAAGATACTTTTATTGGAAAGCAGATTCGTGATACAGAGGATTCACAATCCGACTACTCTCCAGTGGCTTTTAGAAAGGCTCCTGAATGGATTCAGCGTGCGGTAGACTATAAAAAAGTAGGAAACATTGAGACAATCAATCCTACATTTGCATGGCTAATGGGAGAATTACCATACTCACGTTTTATCAATGCTGTGCAGCAAGTCTATGAAATCGATACTGATCCTAAAACTGGCAAACCTGTTGTAGATGCAAACGGAAATGTAGTAACACCTCATGTCAATTATGAGTCTCTTGCTCGCACAATACTCGCGGAAAGGCTCTATAAGTATGATCCTAATACTCAGAAGTATTATCGTGATAGAAATCGACTTGATCAGATGACTCTATCTTTGAAAAGACTTGGAGTTATCAGACAATACACTGTAACTGGCAAAGCGTGGAAGTCTCGTAGAGCGCCTGCTTTGAAGAAATAGTTTAATCAACAATTCTTAATTGAGATGGCAATGCGTAAAATTAATAAAATCATAATCCATCATACCGGTCCTGGCTTTAAAACAATTTATGATATTTGGAAAGTCCACGTCATTAAAAATAAGTGGAGTGATATTGGGTATCACTTTATCTCTTTTAATGGTATAATTCGTCTTGGACGTCCACTCGATGTAGTTGGTGCACATTGTATTGATCATAATGAAGGATCTATCGGATTTTGTATTTGTGGAGACTATACAGATACAAAATTAGACATACTTGAATTTTCAAATGAAGCACGATTCGTATCCGATCTTTGTAGACATTTTAATTTAACTATAAAAGATATTTATGGTCATAACGAGTTTTCCAATACGATTTGCCCAGGAATCGACATGAACGCATTTCGCGTTCTTGTAGGTAAGTACATCAAAGAGTGGAAAGAAAACTGCCATAAATAGAATTGGCAGTAAACAAAATCGCCCATCAGCAAATCAAGCTGATGGGCGCTATCAAAGTCAGAGTGCTGTCAGAGTGCCGTCGAGAAGACTCTAACTACGTTCGTCGTTAATATCGTTATCATCATCTTCGATACCCCGTATGACATTTTGCATGTCATGCGGGGTATCATCATATTCGGTCGGAATATCTGTTTGCTCATCTGGAGTTAAGTCTTGTTCTCCAAACGGAGATTGTACAAATCCTGCTGTTCCTGCTACAATGTGATCATTGCTATGCGATTTGTCTGGATGTTTATTGTCAGGAGAGATTCCAGATGCATCAGAAATGAACATTCGACGAAACCCGTCATCTTGAAGTGTCCCAGAGTCATCTTGTGTAATACTACGCAAGAACTCTGCTTTCATCGGATAAGGGAACGATGCTTTGAAATGAAGAAGATCACTAATTGGAATGTTTTTCATCTCTTTGAAGAGATCATCATTTAATCCTTGTCTTGATTGCCCTTCATGTCGATGCATATTCCATTTTGCTTTAAGTATATTCACTCTTTCAGGAGTGAGTGTAGCACTCAAAGTAGATGAGCCAACATGCGTGTCAAGATAGTGTTTATTTCCACGAACTCGTGCCACGTCAGCGAGAGCATCTGAGAGATTTGATTCTCGTTTACGTTCAATTACTGGAGTAGTTTGACGATACTCTGAGTCACTTCGTTCAAATCTTAGAGTTCTCACTTCTTCGAGAAGTGCATTCAATGTCCTTTCAAGGATAGTAATTTTACTATCCTGATTAGTCTCATCTTTGAGATTATCATTCCTAAGACTAACAGTTTTATTGCCTGGAGGCTGGTTTTCAGCTACCCTGTGAGCCTGCTCTGGAAGGCCTCGTCCGCCGCTTGTGGTGGCTTGTGGCGGGTTTTCAGGCGTTACCGGGGCTACCCTACGAGCGCGCTCAAGGCTTGCTACGGGGCGTTTTAGGGGCTCCATGGCACGTTGTAGCGCCTCTGCGATATTGCCGGTTGAAAGCGTATTTTCAGCGAGCGAAGCTATAATGGGGTGAAGGTCTTGACTAACTGTGAGATATATATCATCTGCTCGAGAAGAAATAGCTCTATTCAAATACTTATGAATTTTTATATAATTTTCAGTATTTTTTTTCAACTCAGAAGAAAGTTTATTGATTATGATACAAAGTTTTTCTGTATCTGGATTCATATATACTCCATGGATTTGTTGTGGAAGTTTATCAAGTAATTGAACTTTTCCTTCAACTGTAATTCGATGTTTATCAATAGTGATGAATGTTATATTTTCTTCTTCAATATACTTATACGCTTCAACTTTGACGAACATAGGTGATTTAGCGAACATGGACGCTCCTTTGTTGATGTTGACTATGATTAGTAGTCAACGGTTATTGATGATGCGAGTTTGCACCACCAAAGATGTTGAAAACTTCTTCTGGTCTAATATAGAATATATATGCTTCAGAAACCCAAGCCCATAGGAATCTTGTTGAACAAATATGCTTATTCTGACTTTGATCAAAATGACCTATTTTAAGATATTCAGTAGTACATTTTCTATATGAAAATTCTTTACATAGATTTGCATGAACAAAGTATATTCCTTGACTGTGTTCATGCCAAACTATTAGTCCAGTTACACTTCCTGCTTTGCTGTACCTCGAAATCATAGTCTGCTGAATTGCTGTAGGTTGCGATCCAGCTTTCAACTCGAAGACGCAATGTCGTCCATATATAGACGCTTCAATGTCAGGGCGACCATGTTGTTGATACTGGTCGCCATGATTTTTCATTACTACGGAATTTGGAAAGTCTCTCTGAAGACTTCCAACAAATATATGGACGAGGTCACGTTCGAGCATTATTTGTCCTATAAGTTCTACATCACTCCCCAATTCGTGGGATCATCGTAATTAAACTGTTTAATTCTAATACACATAATGTTTCTTGTTAGAAACAATTTACGTCGTTTCTTAGATTTGTAGGATTCTTTACGTCTATCATGAGAATTTCCTGATCCATTGTATGTAGATTTTATATAATCTGTATGATAAATATAATAAAATCTACTATGCCGTTGATAGTTTTTTAATCGTTTTTCAAATCTTTCTTGTGTATGAGTCACATACTGTCCTCCGTTTCTATTGGAGGAATTAATACGACGTTGAGATGCTTTAGACATTTTACTCTCCAAGCAAAGTATTATAGTATCCTTTTGTAATTACTTTATGATTAAACTCTTTAAGAGCTTTGATCAAATCTTCAATGTCTCCTTCAATTCTACGCACCATAGGAGCATAGTAAAATGCGCAAGTTCTTTCATCTTGTGCAAAGAAACCATACTTCTTATCTGCAAGAATAAATACTGGAGTACCTTCTCCAATTGCGATTCCAAGCTCAGTATGAGTTCCTCGTCCTCCTGGAAGCAGGACGATTACTACATCAGCTTCAAGAACTCCAGTGATTTCTTTCATACAAACTTCGCTAATACATGCTACGCCTTCATGTTTAACTGAACCATGCACCGTCCAGTCATATGTGATGTCCCATGATTTGAGATTCTCATAAATCAAGTCCCTGATTTTGTTGTGCATTTCGTGGTTTTCGAGACGCGTTGCGATGTAGTAGTTCATTAGATCACCTCGATGTAAGAATCAAATACAACTGGAACTTCCTTAACGAGTTCTTTAAGTGCAAGACTCATCACGTACCTCATTGCAGGATGTGCTGCTTCTGATAGTCTTAGGCCGAAAATATGTCTCCATTCACGAAAGTTTGCTGTAACTACAATTTCAGTTTTTAGACAATTCGGTAAGACTGCTCTTGCGTGTTGAGGACTAACTCCCAATTCTCGTAGTAGTTTATACCATCTAATACTTTCTTCTATAGAAGTTATCCATATATTTCTTTTATCTTCTTGTCCTACAAAAAGAGAAACTCCATGATTATTATGTGGTTCGATGATCGTTACATCACCAGCATAGTCACAATATCTTGTACTTTCCTGTGTAAAAGCACAAAGACGATGTCTAACAAGTTCATGCGAAACTCCTCTGTCACATATAAATCTTATTGTTGCAGAGGCGTGTTCTAATACACTTTCATGACCTCGTTTAATTATCATCTTTACGAAAGCTGGAGCACTTACATCAGTGATCTTATCTTCTGATTTATATGCAGTTCTGCCACATCGTTCTATGTGGCGAAGAGAATCTGGAGTTATAGATTCAAGAATAGCGGAAGGTTGTACGAGGTTCATTTGTTACCTTCTTTCATACTTTTTGAAGCCAGGACGATTTGAACGAGGATCTGGAGTTCCGTCAGCTACATGTTGTGCCATCATAGTGTACCATAACGCTTTCTCTAAGTCTTCTTCTGCTGGACCTTTATTTCCAGCTCTTAAAGTATATTTCATTACGTTACCACAACAATATGCTATAAACCCTTCATCTCCAAGTAGATCTCTAATGAGATCGATTGCTTCACGATCACCTGTATTATATCTTGCAGGTATAACATTGAATCCAGTGTTGTCATCTTTATTTGAGTTACTCATGTTTCCTCCACTCAGTTAGATTCAAGACCAGATACACTATGTATCAAGTCTCTTTCCTTTTTGTTGAAAGTAATCTCAAAGTATTCTTCAGCCATCTTCATACCACAGTCAAGTTCGTACAATGAATACGCCAAAAGAGAAAAGGCTTTTTCCTGTTTTACAAAATCAAACAGGTTTGCTGCTCGTTTAGCGTCTCCATGAATCGAGATTAATACTCCTTTTGGAATCTTTAAAACAGAGATCCTGACAGATGGATGATTATTTATATCTCCAATTTGATCATATGTTTTTTCATCAATTATTTTTTGCAGCTGTTCAATCAAAGATGCAGCTTGCCTACGCTCATTTTCCGTAGCGTTATTCTTTGGATCGCAGAATCGTTTTAGAACTTCGATTCGATTTAGAATTTGGTCGAGTGTCATTTATACCTTCTTATCGGATGAATGTGTTTCCACCATTCGCCTTGTAAAGTATTAAACGAAATACGAATAATACGAAGTTGTGATTTATAATCATGTTTTCTGATATTAAAATCTTCATCTTCTAATATAGTAATAAGATTTCTTATCTGGTGGACCATGGTTTCAAATCTTGCCATGTATCCATCAGACATGTCTTTAGACATTATAGTCTGTCTAATTTTGTCTACTTCATCAAGAGTAGATAGTTCTCTATTCTTGGATGATGCAACCTCTTGAAACATCTCTTGATACGAATCATAGATACGTTGCCATTCTTCAATTGAAGGAACAGTATCTCTGCTGTATTTGAAGATGAATTCAAGAGGGTGCATTATTGACATGGTATTTCCTATTGGATAAATAGTTTTACGTTATCGGCATAAATAAACTTTTTCGTGAATTCATCTACTCGAATTGGAACCCAGTGTTCATCTTCCCAAATGATCCAGAATCCAGTAAGTTGTGCAAGTTGCATCAACATTCTGAGTTCTTCTTCTTTGTAGTATAAAGACTTTCTAACAGTTTTTTCAAACTTAGTGTTGTCGAGCATGAGCGTCATTCTAAACACTTCTTCTGGAATTTTTTCTCTTTCGATTCCAAACTTTTTATGATAGTCATCAAATGCGTTAGCCATTAGATGAATAGCATTATGAATGATATCTTTCTGCGCATTAATAACAAATGCTACAAACGCTTCCATTTGCTGTTGCCAAGTTGCTTTGTTAAGATCGATTGTCATTTTTACCTCCAAGGTACAACTCGTGATGGAACAAATCCATCACGAGTTGTACTATTGTATGTTACATACTAACCACGATTTCCGTAGTTAGGATACCATTCAATCTGCCTTTCAGACAGAGTCTCACCCTTGAGTCGACGCCTATCGCGTTCACCCTTCTTGTACGTTCCTGCACTGATTGAAACACCGTGAACGTTCCATAGGCAGTACGTACCACTGACGTTGAATGGATGATCTTTCATCGAAACATGGATCTGAACACTGGACATTTCTCTACCTCCTTTTGAACTCGATCTTTCTGTTTTCACACACGCGACTCTCTTTTTCGTCAAAGAGAGTGAGTTGCCCAGTTACGGAATTGCAACCTGGGCATTTCCCACAAGATGTACCCAGCACTCGATACTTTATGAATGTGTGAGGTTTAATCCCTGCTGAAAAGAATATAGCAGCGTTTTGAGATGTGATTCTGATTTCAGAGATTAGTACTTCGACTACCCAAACTTTGACTGAGCGTTTTCGCAAATGTGTAGCTGCTACAGCGCGTGCAGATTTTATACTACCAGCGAAGATCCCCTTGTAAGGATCTTGTCCATGACCGTGGATTGAATAGATGCGGATCATAGTTATCTCCTATAGTTTTACTGCGACATAGTTTTCTGCAACATAGTTTTCTGCTGCAAGTCTTGGAGTAGGATATTTCTTTATAGAATCAATACTTGTATCGTGTTCACCTACTACGTAGAATTCAAATGCTCCTGTTTCAGCATTTTTGCGTATTTCTACTCTTGTACCATCATCTCTATATAAAAGTTCAAATCTCTTCCACCCTGGAGGAAGAGGAGTGAATTGTTCTTCGAGTCTTTCGATTCTTGAAAGCAGTGCTCTTGTTTCTGGAAGCATGGTTATCTTCTCCTATATCCACAGTCGAAACATTCATATCCGTTGAAAGCGTAATATCCACATCGTGGACATCTCATAAGATCACAAGGACCAATGTAGTAGAATTTGATGTAGTTCATACCCTCTTTCCTCCGTGCCTATGTGGCCTTGTCTTGTTATATTCCATCTTGCGAAGAAGAGCTTCTACGAGAGGAATGTTGAAGTGGACACAAGTTTCCATAATACGAATAATACAATCAGCAAATTCGGATGCGATTCCTTCTGGTTTGCCAGTTAATGAAAAATGCAGATCTTTTTCTCCATTTCTGTAACACTCGAGTGCTTCTGAAAGTTCAGAATGCATCAACGCAATCTTGACTGGAATTGAGTTGTCTTCAGTAGTCTTATGCCATCCATGTTCTTCTGCTGTGCGCCAGCAGTCGTTAGCGAGATCGAATAGAACTTCTTGAATAACTTGATCCGAGTGTCTCATCTCTTCTCCTTTGAAGTCACTTTGACTTCTTAAGTAGTTTTGTGCGCTTAGCATTTCTTCGTCTTATTGACTCTGCAAGTGTTTCTTTTGTTGGTTTAAAAGATGACGTATCAATTATCGATCTACATTCAGGATCGCAGTATTGACATGTATCAATGAAAGTTTTTTCATTGTATGCGTCATATCCAAACTTGACTATAGAGTTCTCGTCAAGATGACGATGACAGTTTGTGCAAGTACCTGGGTAAGCGAGTTTAGTTACTTTAGCCATGGTCTAATCCTTAATAGTTCGTGATGATTACTTCTTCCGTATCCACTCTATCTTCCGATGTTCCAGCTACCATATATTTGACTTTCATGATTTCAAGATTATACTGTTTATACATATCCAATATGATTGGATGTGCAGAATTAGTCTGCATAAACTTATTTCCATTTGCTGTAATTTCGTCACATAGCAACTTTAGTTGATGATGATGCCCGAGGTTAAAAGGCATATCGGATGTGTCACCAATCTGGCGATATCCTTTGGTATCGTAGTATGGAGGATCTTGATAGAAGAATACTATTTTAGATCCATCATCAGATAATCTTTTATTAGCTCTTTCAATAACATCAACAAATGTATTGCACCTAATATCTACATAACGAAGTCTATTCGCTACCGCAAGTACATCAGCGAGATCGATATAATGTCTTGGTGTCGTGAATGGAGATGTTGCGTATGCTGACATACCTCCAGCTCTTGAACTAAATACTCCATTAAAAGTAAGTTTAGCAGTATAGTAAAAAATTACTGCTTGCATAAAAGGAGTAAGTTTATCAAAGTGTTTTTGATATTCAAAGAACAAGTATTCTGATACTGGAAGAGAGTTTATTCTTTCAACGAGTTGCTCAGGGTAACACTGAACGTATCTCCAAAAGTTAATCATCTGATAAGCTGCATCATTCACTATTTCTATTTTAGAACGATTTTTCTTCCAAAGAAGAATCTTAAATGATCCAGCAAATGGTTCTACATAAGTATGATGTTCTGGAAACTTACTTACAAGATAATCACGAGCAGCAGACTTTGCTCCCATACGTGCAAACAGAGATTCAAGTCTTTGATATTGAATCCCTGGCATCTCTACAAAATGACCAGGAGCCCAAGGATATGGCCAAGTGAATTCGACTGCATTAGCATGAGAACAGAATCTATCGTTGTCAGTTGATAAGACTTCGTCTATTACCCAAGGAGGAGGATTACGATATGATTCATGAGTAGCAGAGTCTTGTGAATCTATTCCTCCTAAAAGAGCTTCGCCTGCCCACAGTCTCCTGACTGCTTCGAGTCTAACTTCCGAGCGTTCCTCTTCGCTTGTCGCTCTGCGCGCTCTCTCGCAATATCTTGCTGCATTAATAATTCCTTTGATGTTAAAGTCCTTGAAGTAGGAAATATCGTAGTCACTTGGAGTTCTGTATGCTGCGGGGATTTCTTCGAGTCTTGGTTCTCCTTTTGAATCGTATTGCACAGGATGCAGATTGTTATTTTTCTGCTCATTAGCTTGGTCCTTTATTAAATCTTGAATATGGATCTGACCTGGATCTTCTTTATGTTGATTTGACTTATGCTCATTTGATGCATCTACGACTTCCTCAAGTACGACAGTACCATCAGACTGTTTGATAGACTTAAAGAAGTCGTAGATTGAATGCATAGTTATTTCTCCAACATAAGCATCGTCCAAATACGTTTCCAGATTTGTGAACACTTCTGTTCAAGTTCATCAGAACGTTCAAACTCCATAGGTCTTTCGAGATATGCTTCAATAAATCGAAGCATATCATACGCCATTTGTTTCACAGTTTTAACTGAAAGACCAGGTCTGTAACGAGTGAAGTGACCGATATGAAGACGTACAAGATGTTTCCTTTCTGTAACAGCTTCACGATCATATGATACATTTTCACGAGCATTGATGTAGATGTCTACATCATACATATTAAAGCTTTTTATGTTATATTTATCAGTTCTCCTAAAGATGAAAGACACAGTCTCGTTATCAGAAACGCGAGCGTAGTATGCAAGAGGTCTCATCTGATACTCCTATCTCATGTATTCCCTGACCATGGAACGAAGTCTATCGTCCCAGATGATCTTTCCGTTGTTGTAGTCAGCCAGTTTGAGCGTCCACGGAATTATGGACATCAGTTGAAATGCAATGCTTTGTCCAAACAATTCTTTCAAGTCTCTGTCTGAACAAAGAGTCCTGTCCAGGAAGATCCCCAGTTTTGGCTTATTTTCAACAGTTATGTTATTGAATACAAAGATTAACTCTTGTGGTATTACTACCTTTCCTTCGGTGCTCTGTAAACATCCAGGTGTAGTATCTCCTATCATCTTTTGAATATGCTCACAAGCTAAATCTACTGATTCATTATCAACAAGAACTGAATGTTGATCATATCTATTGTATGTTAATGTGGCTATTGTAGCAGCAATACGGCCTACTTTAAATCGTGCTTCAGTTGCATACAGCATAGGATGATCATTTTTTGGAATAATACTTGAAGTTTTATTTAATAAATACATAGGATCTTCAAATACAAAATCATGTTCTTTTAAACACCATGCCCACGATAAATGGTATCTTGCAAGATCGCGAGGATAGACTTCTTCATAAAGACCATGTTGTACACCATGAATACCATCTACATTTTTTTCTTTAAACTGAATCATAAACATATCAAGGCGAGCCATGTCCTGATCTGATCCAAATAAGTCAAAACCTGCTCTCATTGGGTCGCCGTACTTTTTGAGTTCGCGACCATCTCGTGGATTAGCAAGCCACAAGATGCGAACATTAGCTTTAGCTTTTCTATGTCCTGATACAGTTACTCTCTCAGCTACTCCTGATGATCTGATATTTGTAAGTGCAGAAATTGCTTCTGTCGACAATTTATTGGCTTCATCGATTACTACAATGCCACCATTTGCCATTGGCAGGACGCCCCAAGTAAAAATGGAGCGTGAGCCGATGCTTGTGTTTCCTCCAACAAGTCCAATATCTGTAGCTGTTGAGACGTCAACGTAACGTCCCGCACCAAAGAAAGGAAGCAACTGAGCGATAGTAGACGATTTTCCACAACGAGATTCTCCTATTATACAGACTTCTGCACACACTTTAGGATTAGGTTGGTGCCCAATACGATAACGAAATGGCATAAAGAAAGCCATAAGCTGATAGCGAATCATTTTCTCCATATGATACAAATGTAACAGATGCGAATTCAATGAATTTACAACAGCACAAATAGCATCTTCTTTAGTTCCATACGAACTCATGATTTCTTGAAGTCTTTTAGAATAAAATTCATTATATTTGAACGCAAACACATCACCTTCGCTACGTTTTAGACGAGAAGCTACAAATGTAATCTTACCATCAGAAGGTTGTGGAATGATTTTTCCTACAGAATCATATGCGGCATTATCGTCTGTTGGGTTCAACTCGTGTGTTTCTGATTCCTTATCCAATCCGGAGATCCAGATTGGGAGTTGCAGGTACTGTTCTGAAATAACATTAGCATCTAAAGTAGGAATAGCCACGACTGGGATGAGCGAATCATTACGAACATCAATCATGGGATAACTGCATTGCGGAATCTTGAACTTGCTGATGATCAGTTTCCTCACTTTAGGAGGAGACATCCCGGCAAAGTCCACTCTTTCTGAGTCAGAGAATTGCATAGTAATACTATGCTCACCTTTTCCGAGTGGACAGAATCCACACTTCTGCATCAATGGACCTTGGATTGCTACAGGTTCGCAAGTAGCCGTAGCACCCATTGGACTTAGATATGGAGTGTCTTGTTTTCCTGCGATGATAAAAGAAACGTCAAGCCATTTTCCTACAAAAGTTGGATTTACGACTTGATTAAATCTAATATGCGTGGACTTTTCAAAGTCCGGTACTTGTTCAAACTCATATTCAGATATTGCTTGTTCAAAAGATTCAATTTGAACATGTTCAAACTTTTGCCAAGTAATCTTTGGAAGAGCTTCTTTTATATTCCATCTATGAAAGCGTAGGAAATCCGTAACATCGCCATTGGATGGTAAGGAAACCGTGGATATTCTTCGTCTAGATTCAATTTTTCCATCTCCTGACGATTCATTTCCTGTTGAACAATCTGAATCCTCATAGATTTCGAAAGTTTTTGGCAATCTCCCACCATAAACTTCCCCCGCCCCGTTTTCAAGCAAGACTTGGCATAATCCTTTCGGCGATTTCCCACGGTTGTCTCCTACTTTATTGGTGTAAGATGCTTCACCTACACTACCGAATGTTGCACGTTCGCCAGCATCGTCTATGTCCATAAGAACACGAACGATCTTTGACGCAAATTGTTTAATGACTGCTTTGTTCCACTCGCCTTCTCCAGCGGTCCAACAGACTGCTGGAATACCAAGTTGATTAAGAAGGTCTGCTTTAAGTTCTCCACCAACCAACCATACTTCTCTTGAAGTTAAAAGAACTTCCATTGGGTAGACGTATACAGGATTGAATCCTGCTACACCAATTGATTTACCATTACCTGAACGCCACTTCCAAGTAGGATGCGAATCCGGGACTTCTGTATCCCATATACCAGCTTTAGGTCCGTCGTCTATTTGCCATTTCGCGTGAGCACGCATCACATCATGCTTACGGATACCAACAAGTTGAGTGTCCGCATGATTCTTTCCTTTGTAGTCTTTGGGAACTGGAATCCATAGTCTATTATAGATATATGCGTACCCACGTTTTGCAATCGTCTCCTGATTGATGCCGTAGTTATTAAGTAAACGCTCTCCTACTTCTATTGGCAGAAGTTTTCTATAAGCCTGAGCATAATGCAAGAAATCACGATTATCTTTAGGTAATACTTTGATTGCCTTGATTACTTCTTTAGTTTCTGTACGACGTTGAAACTTCTGTGTGCTTACAGAAACTCCATACTTCGCACCAAGTTGTTTAAGTATAAGTCCGAAATCACTTTTAAGATTAAGAGACTTTACTTCTGCATAAAGAGTAAACAAATCTCCAATAAACCCACAAGCATGGCATTTGAACTGACCAGTTCTAACATTCAAAGTCAGACTGTTATTGTGATCGCCATGCTTATGATTGTCTTTACATGGACACGAGTATCTAAACTCGTCTCCACGTTGGTAATCGTGAGCGCCGAGCAGATCCTCGGCCTCACGTTGTATGTCAATCGCAGCGATTACTTGCTGCTTAAAATCAAGCATGGATGCTCCGTGTAGATTAACAAATATGCATAGTTAATCTACACTACGCCCTACGAATACGAAGCGTACCGAAACATCCACGCTTTGCGCGACCCTCTTCAAGTTCAGGAGTAATTACATCAATATCGTAGACTGCTCCACAGAAATTGATCGTCGCGTAGTACGCCATTGGCGCATTTTCAATGTCATGATCTTTGGAATCATATTCCATTTGAATGTCGATTCTATTAATAACAGTTTGAACATTATCAATAGTATCTACGTCAGAAAAATCCCTATTTACGAGTACAAGCCTCATCGTATCGATGTAAAAATAAATGCCAAACGAAAAACCGCAAAGAGGAAAAAGCATCCTCATATACGGCTGTCCACTCTTTTCGTTGACGACCCAATACATTTTGGAAGAGTATTCGGTAGGAGTAAACTCAGTGGAGATCGTTCCGACTTGCGTAGTCATTTTTTTTTCCCTTTTGTTGAAGTATAGTATACGTCATGTATACTATTCAGTATTGCGTACTAACACACTGTCAATACATCATATACTGACTATTGCCGACGAACCTTCATCGGCAATCGTCAGAACACGATGCTAAAAGACTGGTTTTCCGTCGTCCGCCAATGGGATACCATGTTCATCAGTAGGGCCAGGAACATCAGGACTTCCTTCCGGATCAATCCTTCCGGCAGATCCTTCCGGTACGATATGCTCACGTCGATACTGTTCCAAGTCGATATACAAATTGTCGGACACTTCGTTGATGAACTCATACTGGTCACGAGATGGCATCTTCTTGATGAGTTCTGGAGGAAGCAGACGCGAGTATGTGAAGCCTTGTTTCTTGATGACTTCAGATTTGAGTCTCCATACTGTTGCGAGCAACGGAACTGGCGTCTTGACATTATTCTTCATGACCGTCAAGAGCTTCACGCGCTTGACGATTCCATCAGTCATGTTGATCGACGTCAAAGGAACAGAGAAGTTGAATGGAATATCAGCAAAAAGCTGAAGTTTTCCATCCGGATCCTCGGTCCACAGAACGACCCAAATGAGTCGCGTTTCTCGGCATGGGCCACCGAACGTTCCATATTTGCATGAAGAGCATTCATGCACAACATCTTCACGATCCTTGCCAATCCAAGTAGTCTTGGAGCCGCGGCCCATGTCGACGAGAGGAGTCGTGCAAAGCGGTTTCGATGTATCTTCCTGGAGAAAGTATGAACGACGTGCATAGTAGTTCTTTCGTCCAAGAATCGTAATGAGCAAAGATTCTGGACGTACCTTCTGTCCTCCGAACTCAACGACGAATCCTGTGTCACCTCGATTCATTTTCACTTCTCCGAAGTCCTGCCATGGAGAAGCTGCAAGATCCTCGAAGTTTCCGTCATCGCAGTTGATGAAAAGCTCAGAGAGTTCGCTCGAACCGAGAAGAATGATTTCGTTTTCGGTTGTCATGTCAGTTACTCCTCGTCGTTGGTGTTGTAGGTTTCATCAAGACAGTCGACTTCTTCGTCGGTGTCGTCATCAAGCCAGTCGTCATCTTCTTCGAAGTCCTCATCTTCGGAGTTGAAGTCTTCGTCGTCTTCGAAGTTGAAGTCTTCGTCGTCTTCGAAGTTTTCGTCGTCTTCGAAGTCTTCGAAGTCCTTATCGTTCTCGTCATCCATTTCGTCGTTCATCTCGTCATCTCCGTATGCGGTCGCGAACCGCGAAATATGATCTGCGATGACGTCGCGAGCGCCAAAGCCGATGATGAAGTTTCTCCCCACGAACTCTGACATTGCCATATCATGCGTCATGTTTGCTCCTGATAGAATACGTCGTAGACGATTCCTATAGGTATCCAGGATCGTCCATAACATATTCGTTACTTGTCTCAGATACTCCGAGACACTGTGACTTCCATCTGCAAGACGGACACGTTATCCGCCCGTAAATAGAAGGATGGCTCCGAGTCCAGATGTTCTCACGAGTACATCTCGAAATCTCTCGGACGACTTCGAGAAGGTTATTATAGAAGTAATCGCTGAGTTGATTTTCAGACAATGCATCAGCTTTGTGAATCAGTTCTCCTCTCCATTTACCTTTATTAGGTCCTGATTGTGCTGGTATCACAGATACGGGTACAACGTATACATAATGTGTAGGTTTGTATTTGCACAATGCAGGATTTTTACTAATCAAGAAATCGTACATATTGTGTTGAGTACTATATGTTATCTCCAAAGGAGAATAGCTATCAGCTTTACATTGTGTTGATTGATTGATCAATCTGTTAGATAAACCACCAAACTTAAAATCTACAACTATGGTATCATCTCCTGCAACGCAAAGTGCATCAAGCGTCCCTGAGATTTCGATACTTCCTTGTTTAGATTTACTTACAATGGATTGACTCATACTATATTCAGTTTCAATGAACTTCCATCCTTGCATAAACAATATACCACGAGCAATCTTTGCAACTTGATAAAGACTGTATCCCCAAAAGATAGAGCCATCGAAAAACTTCCGCGCAAGACTTTCTGTAGTCTGTCCTTGCATATCATATTGCTGTTTCATTCTTAGAGAGTCTATCAACGTCATAAGACCGTGATAGTCTCCATCTTTAATAGCTGATTGAGAGTTATCAGCTATAATAGCATGACAGATGGAACCAATCAACATCCTTATATGATACGGTTTTGCTTGCAAAGCGATCTCATCTTCGCCCGCAATATATTCATAAAAGTATTTACGACGACACTCATTGAAGATGTTAATTGAAGATTGGCGTACAGTAATAATCTTACCAGGAACGATAAGATCAATAAATGGACGTTTCCATTCTGGCTCTTCGAGGGACTTAAAGTAGTCGTATATACTAATCATTTAAAACCTCGTTCTGCTCACTAATAGCAGTATCTTCCATTACAGACACAGTTCTATCTGTGATTGTAATCCACCACCAAGCGAATAGAGCGATTAAAATAATCGCTACAGTTTCAATAATTGTTGTATCGGCTTCAGTGTTGCAACCTTGGTTGTTAATCGGCATAGTTAACCTCGCACCAATTTTTGAACTCCATTTGCCAGTATCCATGACGTTGTAAAACATTATGGTATGCAGATGCATGTCCTGCTTCACGGAGCCGTTTCTGAATTCTCATCCAGAACTCAACAAAGAGTCTGTGATACTCTTTATTGTGTGGACAAGTCGTATCTTGTACTATTTGCCAGTCAAGGATGGAAATGAGTTGCTGTGTTCCGTCGTGATGGGTAATGATTCGAGGGTGCATAGTTATACTCCTACTTATAGTTCAAGATGCTGTAATAAGTATTGTGCGGAATGCACAATACTATTTTACAGCATATCCTTTCTCGTCGAACTTGTCATGAAGATACATTGCAGACTTGACTTCCATGTACCTTCGATACTGACTATCTGAAAGATGTTGGATGTTCGCAGCATTCATGTCGAGCATGTATCTGTTATCCAGGTATCCAGGACACGCCTTTTCGATGCGTTTCCATGTTGGACGGAAGTTAGGTCCTATTTTTAGAATCAAACGAGCTGCCATTTCTTGTGGGTCGAACATATCGTCAGATGGTACGTCGTCCGGCATTAGGCGAAGCTCCTCGGCAAGGTTAACGTATCCCTGTCGAGAATCGTCTTTGAGAAGGCTATCTGAGGACCACTGTTTACGCTTTATAGCCTCGATTATCTTCTCTTCGATGGAGTTACGAATCGTCAAGTAGTATATAGTTGTTGTGATTGACTTGCCTTCCCACGTCCCGAGACATCTTGCTTTACTTTGAGTGAAAGGATCGAGTGCCCACGTTAGAGACATGTAGATGATAACAGGAAATGCTCCGCGTGAGTCTTTGACTGCTGGAATGCGATTCAATGCGAGACCGTAACATTGTATTGGTTTCAAAACTGCTACACGAATCTCACCAGACTGGAATGCCTCTTGAAGTTCTGCTCCTCTGGACGAAGGTGTGCCTCGCATTTGCGAGAGACACAAGTATGAAGTACCTGTTCGTCGAAGCATATCGCATACGATTTGCTCTTGCTCGTTGTATTCCGTGTAGCAGACTACAGGTACCCCTGGATTGCCTGCAAGGAACGCTTCGAGCCAAAGCGTTTTAGGATCATACGAAAATCTCCAACGACTATATGGTCCACCTTCTTCGAGTTGTGCCTTATTATATCCACAACAGATTTCGCGAAGATAACCCATCTGAGTAAGCAAGTGTGCTTTGATATATCGAACGTCGTCAGACTCTGATGCGAGTTTTACAATGCCATCAATAACGTCATTTGTAGCGACGACTTGTTCCTGCGAAGGAGGAAGAGAGATGTAGCGAATCGCTTCCGCGCGTCCATTAAACTGGTCTGCTTCAGACGCAATCATTCGAGACGATGCCGAATGTAAAGCCATTTCGAATCGAACACATTTCTCCCCTGGACGGACAAGCCATCGTCCAGCACGATTCTGGTACAAGTAATCGTTCATAAAGTTATTAAACGACGCACCGAGTCGAATTCCGCGATCAACAATATACATCTGTGACCAGATGTCTTGCGGCCCGTTGGACATCGGCGAACCGGAAAGTACGGTAACGTATTCACATGAATAGGTAAGTGTACGAACTCCACGAGTACGTTGAGCTATCGGATTCTTTATCTTCGATGATTCATCTACAATAACCATTGTAGATGATGGGTCTATGTTCTCCAAGATCATATCTGCTCGACGATATGTGCCTTCATATGAACAGATGACAGCGTCGTATCCACCTTCAGATGCAGGTACGCCGACCCACGTCAAGTCTGCCTCATCTTCTTCCGGCGTTCCGCCAAGCACCAAAGGATGAAAACCTTGCTGCTTTAGCTGTGTAGACCAGACCGCTTCCATGATCGGAACTGGACAGACGACAAGTACGCAAGTCAGAAGGCCACGGTCTTGAAGCAACTTTGCTGCAAGAATCACAGTCAGAGTTTTCCCGACGCGCATATCATAAAGCAATGCAAGATTACGAAGCTGTAGAAGATGATCAGCACCAAAGAGTTGCTGACTATACGGCATAACGTCTTTGAGAATTCCAAGCCAATCAGCGTAAGCATCTTTCTTTACGATTGAAGTTTCGCTGACAATGTCGACATGCTGTACTTTGACTATTTCTTCAATAGTTTCTGTGTAAGATACAGAAACTTTTAGACCTAAAGCTCCATAAATACCAGGAGCAGGCTCTTCCTTGGTGGTTTGAATCAGTTTACTGCAAATCTCGTCTCGTTCAGTGACTACTTCACGAGAAGTGACTATCTCTTCTGAAAGCATATACGTTCTGTGATCGTATCCGGCATCGCGCTTTTCAGAAGCGGAACGACGATGCATCATTTCGATGCTAACGTTCTGCGATTGTGTAACATCGCAAAATATCTCTGATGCGCGTCGCATTTCTTCGTATTCGTGCTCTTCCGCGAAAGCATGAATGGCGATAGATAGATTGTATGGAGTACATGGAGCCTGCAAGCAAGACTTGTCAGGAAGCCATTCAGATTGATGGACGTCATTCAAGAGAGCGCGAATAGGATGTTCCGAGCTCACTTGAATGCAGTTAGGCCATAGGGATATGTAGGACATTGTGTATTCCTTGATAATGACTTATTAACGAATGTGCTTTGCAAGACGGAAAATGTCTCTTGCAATAGATTCATATTCAGCATCGTCATTCTTAATAGCGATGCTCTTCACATTACTTCTCCAATGCGAAAGAGTGTGATACTGACATCCGATTCGAACCATGATGCCAAGTTTGGAATCACGGTAAATCGTGAAGTTGTATTTGAAGGTGCCGAAAATGATACTCATTTGAGATGAGATGAGAGCATCTTCAGAAATACACGCATTGCCGTAGATACGCGCGTCGCCGTAGATACGCGCGTCGCCGTAGATATATGCGCTACCTGAGACACGCGCGTCGCCGTAGATATATGCGCTACCTGAGACACAAGTGTTATCGTAGACGCGCGCGTTGTCGTAGACGCACACATTGCCGTAGATATGCGCGTCGTCGTAGATACGCGCATTGCCGGAGATGTGCACGTTGCCGGATATGCGCGCGTCGTCGTAGATACGCGCGTTGCCGGAGATGTGCGCGTTGCCGGATATGCGCGCGTCGTCGTAGATACGCGCGTTGCCGAAGATGTGCGCGTTGCCGTAGATACGCGCATTGCCGTAGATATACGTATTAAACTCGATATAACACGTCTCATCGACGTGCGCAGTTTCTGCGACCCATCCTCCGACGGATCCGTCTGGATTCGTGTGACGATGAGCCGGTACGAGGTCGAAGCCAAAGTCGAAGGTCGTCTGAGCGTTCTCTGACATAGTTATACTCCTTATGATCTATACAAGACCACGATACGCCGCGTGAAGCGGCTTGTTGAAGATACCTACTCCGAAGTAAGTATATGATACTTTACGTCCAATGAGTTTGGAACGCATAGACCATAGTCTCTTACGGTCTTCTAAACTGAAACCTGTACCGATGTTAAACTCAGTACCGTAGTATTTACTATCAGTATTACTTGTGCAATCTTTAACGGTCAATGAACCAAGCATGTCTGCTGGATACTGATCGGCTTTCGCAGACGAACGCTTTGTGAGTCCAAGTTCGTCAAGGTATGCTTCGTTGTAGTTATTGAAAAGTTCATTAACCGCTACTATCGTGGCGGTACCGGATTCACGACGCTTCAAAGCAAGAAGTTTCTGCTCGCTGATAGTAGAACGTCCGTTCTTGTATGTCCCTTGTGGATCGCGAAGAATCACGCCTTCATGGCCCTGCTCTAATAGAACAGATTCATAAGCAAGAATCTCTTCCTTATTATGACATGTAATACATGGAACGAGTTTTACATTAAACGCATTTTCTGCATCTGCATTCTTTGGCTTCAAAGAGGAAAAAATATCTTCAAGGATTTTATACCTTTCGATGAAAGGTATCTTATGCGGCTCTGCATCTATCCAGTCAAACGCATAATATGTGACAGGAATCATGGAACCAACAGTCATTACTGCTGATACTGTAGTACGGAGAACATCATTATCAGTAGGATCTCCGCAAATGAGCTCTCCATCAAAGTTTACGAGATTCTTAAATCTATGCAGAAATGCAGATGGAAGAGGTTTTCCACTATTTGATAAGCATGTTGCATTATTAACAATGCAACGTACTCCGTTAAACTTTGGTTGCGCAAAAAGAGGATAACTCAGGTTGTCGAGTTCATTTGACAGTCTGAGTTTCGTTGGTTTCATTGGGCGAGGAATGTTAATCATTTGATCACCTGTGTATTGTTACAAATGTGTACTTTTCCATACGCATTTGTATTTCCATTGATGTGTACGTCACCATGTACATGTACTTCGCCATAGACGCACGCATTATCATAAACATGTGCTCTTCCGTATACGTTTGCATTTTCAAATACATGCGCATTACCATATACATGTGAGTAATCGAAAATCTGTGCATCTCCACTAACGTAAGCGTTGCCAAATACTAATGCATTACCGTAGATTCTTGCATTTCCTAATATACAAGTGTTATTTAAAACACGAGCATTATCGTAAACACGAGCGGAGTATTCGATGTAAACAGTATCAGCAACATACGCAGTCTCCGCTACCCATCCTCCGATAGTGCCGTCAGGATTGATGTGACGGTGAGCGGGAACAGGATGTGAACCAAATGTGACAAGTTCAATCTGTGGTTCGGACATAGTCATACCTACCTTTCAAAGTCTGTGGTGGTGTGATATTTACACGCGGAGGCAATATCAGAAAGATTCACTCCAGTTCCGTTTCTGATTTGTTCGTCGACGTTCTTTTCGAGATCAACGATGAGAATCTTGCATCCTTCAAGGGTTGTCCAGGTTTCTCCATCATTCAGGACGACGATGTAAGAGTGATAGGGCATAGGTATACTCCTTGTGGCGTTAGAACGACCTAACGGTTTGCTTGTGGTATATTAGACTCTGGATATAACTCTTTATACAGTTCTCTTATAGCTTTATATCCGAGAAAAACCAATCGTTTCATCTTACTTGCTCGTTCTTTCTTAGTCATAATCATGGTCATACTCCTTTGTAGTGTTAGACGTTCTAACGCTTTGCGTCGACACGACGCCTTGCCTCGTCACGATACTTAGCGTTCGTCGGGATTGACGTAACGCTACCCGACCCCACGAGGCGCTTCGGGTCGAATTTTTCCACGCCGAGCATGTTATCGAACATGCCAGGATGAATGTAAGACATAGCAACACAGAGCTGTTGAAACTGCACTTCCTTGTCTTGCGTCGCTGGACAAGATGCGCGTTTCTTAACTTCTGCCTGATGGGCGGCGTCGCGCTCCGCTTGTGCTTCAAAGGGAAGAGAAGCATCAATAGCACGCTTCGCCATTGTACCCATGTATGCGTTCGTCCGCTCAGCGACGTCCGTCCATCTCGTCGCAAGCGCCCGCAACCTATGAGCGGCCGTTGCAGCGTTGATCTTTTTCGAGCCGGCGTCAGAGATGATAGCGTCAACGGCTGACTGGCCTACAGACGACAATAGCGCGACGTTGTTAGTCGCGCTATCACGTTGGGCGGATTCTGTAGCGGATTCTGTAGCGGTACCGTCTGTTACTGCAAGTACAGATCCGCACTTGCATTTTATCGCCATAGAGACGCCGTCTATGAGCGCTAACGTCCCGATGGTACGTTTGCAGACAGTACAGGATACATCGATCATACGCATAGTGCAGTCTCCATAAGCATAGGGCGGGTAGCTGAGGGCTACCTCCAGGCGATCCTCCTAACCCATGCTACCACGAACACAAGGAACATTTGACAAAAATGTTGAGTTCTTTATAATGCAGGTTCTAACGGCCTTTTCGCGTGCCGCGTTAGCAGTGTTTACAATCTGTCATGGGCATTGACAATCTGTCACGGCGCGTCGACGTATTTGACAATGTGGCGAGGTATTTGACAACCTGTCAATGAAGTCTTGACAAGCTGTCAAGATGCGCGTAGCGTGCTGTAGCACGTAGCGTGCTGTAGCACGGCTTTGAGACGACAATAGCCCGTAGCGTGTCAGGCTACAGGCTATAGACGACAACAGCCGGCACAAGTGCCGGCTGTATGTGTCGTGTGGTGCTGCTACTCGACGTTCTCACTGCTCTCCTCTTCGTCGTCGTCGTCCGCGCTGACGGCCGCCGCGGCCGCATCGGCGTCGCCCGCCTTGAGGGCGGCTTCGTACGCCTCGAGTTTCTTCCCGGTGAGCGGCACCGGCCGAATCAGGTCATTTCGGAAACAAAGGAACAGGGTGGCCGTGCGTTCCACGGCACCTTCGACGCCGGGCTTGGAAGCGGTACGGGTCACGTTGCGACCCGTGCCCTTCCGGTTGTCCTTGATCTTCTCGATGACGAATCCCTTGACTTCGACTTCGCAGGACGCTCCGGGGTTAGGCTTGCCCGTGGATACGATGACGTCTGCAAGGGACAGGTTGTGCATCTTGCAGAGCTCAGGCAGCTTCGCCTCGAGCTCGGAACGATGCGACGCGAAGTACTCGGACATGGCCTTGTATCCGATGGGCATCAGAACGCTGAGAAGCTGGGAGGACCAGTGCCGCGGCTTCGCGGTCTTGACTTCGAGGAAGCCGACGCTCTTGGCGAGTTCGACCACGTCCGGAGCCATTCCGATCACGATTCCAGGACCCTGGAGTGCCAGGGTCAGGAAGTCTGCATGGGGGGCCTTCGGGTCGAAACTTCGCATGACGGCGAGGCGGTCGATGAATTCCTTGAACGCGGGGTTGTTGTTGTATGTCGCGACGTTGGCGTCGAACACTTCCTGCTTGACCACGTTCAGGGCGATGAAGGGCTTGCAGAACAAGTCATCGATGAGGTACAGCGGGTTGGTGGCGGACATTTTTGATGCTCCTGTTACCCGATTTACGCATAATGCGATTTACGGGCTTGGTATCCAGGGGTGGGCGGGATTGCCTCCCGAGGCGAGTAGGCTCTATCCTGGTGGGTAGAACCTGTCAAGGGTTGGCGTGCAGTATTTCTACACGCGCAAGCCGTAGCTACGGCTTGCAGGTAGATCCTTCTACCTGCGAAACCAACGGGATCCGCTGGCTTGACAGAGAGCAGGATCAATAGCGTTTTCAAGCCGTTCAAGCCGTTCAGGCTGTTTCTTTTAAGCCGTTGTTTTCAATGCCGTTTCACGGGCAACCGACGATACTGCAAATCGCGTGCCACGATGAAAATGGCGTTTTTAATGAATAGTATAAAACGCGACTAACGGTTTACCTGGAAACCACGACATCAATGTCACGGTGCTTCGCTTTGAGGAAAGCATCAAAGGAAGAAAAATATGCTTTCTAACTGGCTAAACGCTTGCGTGTAGTCGACCGTGACATTAATGTCGTGGTTTTCGTTATAGGCCGATAATGTAGTTTCTAACTGCATTGTGGTATGACATTAATGTCGTGGCATATCGGTAGTGTAAGTCTATGGCAGTGTACGTCGTGAGAACGGTAATGGTTCATGTAGCACATTAGGGTTATTGCAGTGCGGTAGCTGCAATGCGGCATCACGACTTTCGGAGAAGAGGACACTTGTACCTGCTTTTTCGCGAAAAGTTGTGCGGCGGCACGCGGCTTTCCACGGCGAGAGCCCCATTGTGCGAAAAACGACTTTTCTGCACACAACAGGTTTAACCTGCCTTTTCCCGAGATACAGGATCAAAGCAGGTTTCAAGAATCATGCCAAGTCTGAGACAGGTTGATCCTGCCATTCTCTCAAAGCTAAGGCATCCGGGGCGTTTTCGCGGAGCCTCGTCTTTACGTGTCAATAGTACGCGGTAGCTAAAGTGTCATCTTGACATGCCAAGTGACCCCTACCTGTCTAAAAGGCAGGGAGAAACGTGGCTATCGCTGGCATGGTTTTTGACTTTCGGCTTTGCATCGAAACGAACACGAAAATGCCGTTAGAACGGTAGGAAAACGGAAAAGTGGAGAGCCCAAAAAACGGTAGTAACAACCTGGGAACGAAAATGAGTGTATACAGATATACAGACCTCACCCTCTTTGCCCGAAAAGCCGCTTAGAACCTTCTCTTTCGAAGAAAGTCCCGAGCAAAGCAGAAAAAAGCGTAAACACCCATTTTTGAGTACTGTAAACTACCTTTTCGCGGTTTTAGACAGACGCGTCAACTTTGTCTACCCCCCCCCACCCGACAACATGAAGTCTACAAATAGACGACGAACGCCGCGTTTGCACTCGCAACGCGGCGTTCTTGTAGAGTAGCTGGTTATCCGTGGTTGTCAGTTTCCTGCATTTTCTGAATCATGCACTTTGCGGCTTTGGAGCCATCTTGCCATCCGGCTTGGTATTTTTCGCTCTTCTCTGAAGGGCATTCCGAAAGCGGCTCTGAATCGTCGTACGCGTCGAGGCTGGAAGTCAGCGCGTCGATGAATCCGAAGAGGCGGTCCCTGGCGTCTTGCGTGTTTTTGGTGTTTTCCATGTTTTCTCCTTTCGGCGTGATTGCCTGGTACCAGTATACACGCGGAAGAAAAGAAGTCAACATTTTTCAGGCGTGAACGCGTCCTCGCAGCTACGTCCTCGCAGCTACGTCCTCGCAGCTACGTCCTCGCAGCTACGTCCTCGCAGCTACGTCCTCGCAGCTACGTCCTCGCAGCTACGTCCTCGCAGCTACGTCCTCGCAGCTACGTCCTCGCAGCTACGTCCTCGCAGCAACGCAGCATTGCCCGTCAACCCCAGCTACCCGACGTCAAGGCAATACGACGTCGCGTCGGTTCATGAAGTGCAGGCACGCGTCGACGTCGTACCGTGTCGGTCAGACGTCGCGGTTTCGCCTTGCAGCCGCTACGTCGGATTGACTCCGAGCTGCACTCGGCCCCCCGCACCCCTTGGGGAGGAAGTCGCGGTTCCTTCCTGACTCAGTATTTGCTAATTTTATATTCATTATATTTATTATTATTCACGTCGCATAATCATATTCAATCTCAAATTCCCTTGCCCGCGCCGTTCGCACCGCTTGCCACTTCGCACCGCGCCAAAACGCCGTTTCAAGGCACCATTTAACGATATTCAAAAATCTTCTTGACAGGTAGCCACGGACAGAGCATACTGTACAGTGGAGAGGAGGACTGAACTCCGCGGAGAATAGACGAAGCAGATTCGACTGTCTCAGTTGAATTTGACTGTCTCAGTTGAATTTGACTGTCTCAGTTGAATTTGAAGTAGAATAACCCAAAATTCTTCGTTATCATCATTCTCTCCAACTCTCAGTATAGAGTCTTTGTCAGTGGCCACTGACTAACGCACGTAAGAGTGCATACATGCACCAACGATGCTGGCAAGCATCAATATCGTGCCGCAGACCTGACGTAACCGGGTAATCCAATTGCACTAATACTGTAGTGCATGTCGGTACACACTACTGTACGATCCGCCAATATCGTACAGTAGTGTTGTGCTGAACAGTATATTGAGCCACACTTAATAACACTGGAGTGTTGCATGTCGTTCTTTGAAACGTATACTCCAGTCTTTATGTTTCTGATTCTCGGGTCTATATTAGGTTGCATGATATTTATCTTCTATTTGCTGTCTTCAGCATTAAAAGTCATCGCTGAAAACGGCGTGCACGTATATCATGAAACAAACGTTAATCTTCCACAGGAATTCAGAACTCTCGCTAAGACACTTGACGACGCCGCCACTATTTCAAAGGAAAACGGGGTTCCTGTTCGTATGATAAATAATTCATTATAAATTCATTATAATAAATAATTCATCATGAATACCTTCATTCAACTAAGTCTGCCTCAGCCTATACTGGTAATAGAGTCTCCGTACATAGGTTTCCTTCTCCTCTTTTTAGTTGTATATCCACTAATTATATTCTTCTGGGATATAAGAAGATGTCTCAAAGATATATAGATCTAACTGACAGATCAATCCAACAGCTATTTGAAGTAGCTGTTTCAGGTAAACGTCAAATCGTTAAAACTATTTTCGACAAAGATGGTCAAGTAGTATCAACTATTAAGCAAGAAGAGACTTCTCCTAAACTTGCCGCACAATCACTTATGATGGCAGATGTTCTACTTGAAGGTAAACTTGGAATCAACGAGCAAGTTCAATCTATCTTTGGTAAGACGACCAATCATATGTCGAGACCAAAAAAACTCGCTATGGATGCAGATGCGAGCGTAGTGTCTAATAAGCAGGCGCAGATTCTGGATCGTGCGCAGATTCTGGATCGTGCGCAGATCCTGGATAAGGAATGAGCAACACATCCACTCTTAGATCGATGTCTAAGGCATACGTTGAACAACGTGTGCGGATGCTTTATCTTCTTGCAGTCGAAAAGCCTCGGCACCCATTACATTCCTCCTTTGATGCTGAAGAACTCGCTGCTCTACGCGACTTCATTGAAAGATTTAAGGAACTCACTGCTGAACTTAAGATCGAAGGTCTTGATATAGATAGACTCGAAGGTGAAGCGTTTGTAGGGTTCTTTAATAAATATAAAATGTCTTGGAGAGAGTTTACACAGTCAAGAGAGATTAACGATTTTAGGAATATACTGAATAACGGTGATATTAATACAAGTTCTGAAAAGAAATCAACTTTAGATTATAAATCAACTTCAGATCATAAATCAACTTCAAATCATAAAACAACTAATCATTCTGCCCCTCTTGCTGCTGGCGAAAGGAACGACGAAGAACAGCATCGGCAGGGTACTCCATGGCGCGAAGAGGACGTCAGCAGCAGGAGGGGCATTTTTACGGACATTACTACCCCTGAATCCTCGCATAATTCAAAATGCGATAAGGATTCAGTATTAAATCAACCTGTCCCAGAGTCTCCTACTGCAAAGGTTACGGCAGAGGTCGCATCAGGAGCTGCATCAGGAACTGCATCAGGGGATTCTACAGAAGACTCTGGGACTCTTTGGAATGAGCTTATGGACTCTCACGCAGAGTTCTGTAAGCATCTTCCAATCAAGTATCGTATTGGTGTTGGTCCGCATTGTATTGACAAAGGCTTCGGGCCGATGGTCCTGACGCGTGTCCAGGCTATCGCTTCATCGCATTTTACTAAAGATTTCTTTATGGACGAAGTGCCTGTAAGATGGCAGGTGCTTAAGTCACGTCAGTTGTGTTTTACCACCCTTTTGCTGTCTATTGAAGCGTGGCTGATTTGTCAGATTCCTAAGTTTTCTATATTGTTTATCATCGATAAAGATGAGCATATGCACGTCAAAAGAAAGGACTTTATTGACTGGTTTGCTGCCCTTCATGATGAATTTGGTGCTTGTGTTCCGACCATTATAAAACGTGAAGGACGAACACTTTTCTTTAGTAATGGATCTTTCATTACTTTTGAATCCGCTGAGTCAAGAAATCCTGGTACCGGTATGTATTATAACATGATGCATTGGTCCGAGAGGCCAAAATGGCCTGGAGATCGTTCTGCGCAGATTAAAGCATCTTTGCTTCCTGGCCTTCCTTTTAGGAAGCATACAGTTCTTATTGACGAATCTACTGCACATGGACTTGATGATTTTAAAGCAGACTGGGATGAACTGCATAAACCTCAGTCTGGTTTTAACAAATACCAGATGAAGGCACATTTTTATCCTTGGACGTTATCTTTGGAATATGCAGAAGAACCTCCGGATTCGTGTTATGAATATAATTATGATAATTTGAATAATCCTAATAAAAGGAAATTCAAATATCTCGATAAAGATGAATCTCTCTCAGAACTTGATTCTTCAGGTTCTATTGTAGAAACTGAATCTGAATATGCTGCTAAATATCACCTTACAGACGCTCAGATATATTGGCGTCGTATGCAAATTAAGTTGACATTTAAGGACAAGACTCTATTCGATCAGGAGTTTCCTACTACTCCAGAACATGCTTGGGCATCTATTGGTGCTCGTTATGTTCCAAATGCTGTTATAAAAGAATCACTCAAGTACGTTAAACAGCCCTTGTTTTCTGGGACTATTGTTCATAGCGGTGCTCCGTCTAAGGATGAGCATTTTGGTCTTATCAATGCTGCTGATCTTCAACCTTCTTTGACGCAATCTAAGTTCGGAGAACTTCATATCTATGAATTTCCAGTAGCGGATATGAGTTATTTCGAGGGAGGAGATGTTTCAGAAGGAGCGCAAAAAACTATCGGTAATAGATCAGAATCTGACTTATCGTCAGTAGTAATCACAAATGAGTATGGAAAGGTCTGTGCTGTCTACAAGTTTAGAATTAAACCAGAAAACTTCTGGCTCGTGTTGGCGCTGATTGGAAAATTCTATAATTATGCAAGAATGAATTGTGAATATAATAATGACGGTAAAACTGTTTGGGCGCTACTTTCAAAAATTGGTTATCCTAACTTCCATTGGTCATATACATCTAATGGACAGATGGAAGATCATCCATGGGTTCGAATTAAGCCTGGAGAACGAGTATCGGTATTGAACATTGGACGACAAGGAATTATTGAAGATCCTTCTCGTGTTTCTTCAATTTGGCTACATGCAGAAGCTGCGGCTCTTGTTCGTAAAGATGCTAAGATTGTAGAACCTGTAGGTGAACACGACGATGTTTTTATGGCTTATTGTCATTCAGAAATCTCTCGTAGAGAAATCACTGATAGGATGATTCAAGCAACAGAGGTTCCTGTAGAAAAGTATGAAGATAACTTTGCAAATGATACTCTTGGCGCGATGCTTATGAATCGCGATCTCGATCCGAGGGAAATGTTTGAGGGCGAACCTAATCTTGTGAATCAAGATCATGAATTTTCATGGTATAGAACTGAGTGGGCGGCGTAGAAGTTTGCTTACGATCACCTTTTACTTAGGAGTTAACTATGCTTACAACTGAACAACTTGATAACTGGTTTACTTATCATCTCCCTACAGATGAACAGATACGAAAGTATGATACTATTCGTAATACTGAGATTAAGTGTATAATGGATATTACACAAGCAACTTTTGAAAATGTTGATATTGATAAACTTCATGAAGTGATCAATAATTCTACTCGTTGTATGGCAGAAGTAATTGATGCTAATGCGCCAGACTGTGCTGACAAGACAGCGGCGATTCGTTGTGTACGTCTTGCACGTATGGCATGGAATGAATGGGCACAGGAACTATATAGGAAAGAATCTGATCGTAGATGGCACGATACGGAGGGACTTTTTGTTCTTGCTGAACAAGAACTCATCAAGGCCAGATGGCAGGCTTGTGCTGCTATTGCTTGTGGCGGAAAGTAATTAGATTTAATAATCAGGACAAATTATGCCTAAGCAATCTCCATTCAACTTCCAACTTTGGGAAGAGCGTATTCGAGGAGACCTCGATGCGCGTATTTCTCAATATGATTCTGTATGGAAGTCTCGTCGTCAAGTCATCGATCATTCCCTTAAAGAAGGGAAAGCTCTTAACGGGAATCTTGTTGCTGAATACATTGAGTTCTTTTATACGCGTGTTATCGCAGGAAATCCTCGCATCAAACTAAAGGCAGATGACGCAAAGTGGATTGATGAGGTAACGCAAGAAGAGATTGTCGCAAATGCTGCATTAAGGATGGTAGACTTCAAGGAAGTCTCTCGTAAAGGAATTATGGATTCCACTTATGGTATTGGGTGGTTTTGGATTTCCGATCCTGCTGCTGAGTTTCTTGTCGATCCGGATCATCATCCAAGGATGCATAGTAACGCAATTCAGCAACCTGATATGCTAAATTCGGAGTGGGAGGAAGTTAGTCCGGCTGAACTCGCAGGTTTGAATATCGATTCTATCTCTCCTTTTGATGAAAATTCAAAAGCGTTAGATAGTTTTTCGGCTGAAAAACAATTGGTTGGAAAGCAATCTTCTGCACCCATTCCAGTATGGAATGATATGGATGTAGGTTTTCCAATTCTTGAGGCAGTTGATCCGACTCATATCGTTACTCCTCTTGATCAGTCTGATTTTAAGAAACTCGACTATGTAGCACGTCTTCGCTTGCTTACGAGGGCAGAACTTGATGTAATTCGTGAGACTCCTATTGCCGAAAAGAACGGAACGACTTGGCTCCAAACTTGTCCATCTGCATATACTGATATTTTCCCTGAAAAGCAAGGGCCTTTCTTTGCGCAACAAGACCTTTATCTTGTAGTCGAACTTTTTGTAAGAAGGGATCGGATTGATCCAAACTACAATAATTGGTATGCAGTTTGGGTTATGGGATGTAATAATTGGGGTGATAATATCGTTATTCGTAATAGACCGAATCCTTATGGAGGTATGATTCCGGCTGAGCCTATTGTATCACAGAAGACTGGTTCAAAGTTGTATTCAAATACAGTTTTTGACAGAGTTTTGTATCCTGCGGAACTTTATTCTCTTTTGTTGAAATCTATTGAGCGCGATATTAAAGAATCTATCAATAAGAAGGTTCTCGTAGATGATCGTGCTCAAGGGATGTCTAAAGAATCTGGGCAAAAGATTTGTAATCCTTCATATAGTGGAACAATTAAAGTTCCTAATGCAGATGGTGTAAAACCTCTTGATTTTCCAGTATTCGATTATAATAAACAACTTCTATTAAATATGTTGCGTAATCTTGCTCAACGTGCTACAAAGACTTCAGATATTGATCAAGGCACGGCAGTTAAAAAGGTCACTGCACGTCAAACTGAAGAACTTGTACAAGCAACGGATGCTGTATATGAGACTGTGCGTCAGATTATTTCTGATGCTGGTGCTCGTATTATGAAGAAGATTATTTATGTATTGAAACTTCTTCATGGAGAATCAAGGAATTACACGTTTGGTTCTAAGTCAATTAAGTGGTCTCCAGCTGAACAGGATTTTTCTTTTACTCCAGTTTATAATCTATCTATTGAAGATATTGGTCCTTCTGCCGGGGAACAGAAACTTCTTGTTCTTCTTCAATTCCTTAGAGTTTTGGGACAAGTTACTCAGCAGGCTGCACAAGCTGGGCAACAGATTAACATTGATTGGTCTACACTGATAAAGAATATCTTCAGGACTTTTGAACAGGATGAAGATGCGATTCAAGAAGGCCCTGATCCGATGTTGCAAATTCAACAGATGATGCAAGGGATGCAAGTTCCTGGAATGGAAGGTATCGCTATGAATAATTCTCAATATATGAATACTCAATATCCTTCTGATAATCAGCCAAGACCTTTTGGTGGTCATCAAGTAGGTTCGCAGGGTTCAGTTACTGATGCACGTAACGTAGCATCTTCTCTCGGGAGGATAGGATAATGCCTACTTATGATTATATATGTAGTAATTCGAATTGTAGGTGTATTCATGAAGAAATTCGTCGTGTAGATGAGATCGATAATAAATCTGTCTGTCCTAAATGTGGATGTGAATCTTTTTATAGTTTTAATCCAATTGATATTAATGTTCATGTTGTAGGTGGTCCAACTCATAAATGGGATTCATCTTGTCCGTTTCTTCCTAAACGTGTTGATTCAGATGGTCGTCCAATGCCATTTAATACTTATGGTGCATTAGATCAATATAAGAAAGATCATGATCTTGTTGATGCTTTTGATATCGATGCGGATTCTTCCGTAAAGCATTATGATGATGATACTCCTGCTATGGTAGAGCAAACTAAACGATTTTCTGAACAAGATAGAAAACTCAAAGAGTATGATAATCTTCCTTCTTCGAAGAAAATCTTCGGTGATCCAACTATTGTTGAGGTTAACGAAGATAATTCTATTGTTTCTACATCGTCCTCAACAAGTCCGCTTGTAGCGGCATAGGAGTATGTCATGTTGGTAAATACAGGAATTCGTGCTGGTCAGGGTGCAGGATCTGTTGGTGGAGGTTCTTCGACTGGCTCGACTGGCTCGACTGGCTCGACTGGCTCGACTGGCTCGACTGGCTCGACTGGCTCGACTGGCTCGACTGGCTCGACTGGCTCGACTGGCTCGACTGGCTCGACTGGCTCGACTGGCTCGACTGGCT